AATGTGATTACATTACTTTCGGCAACTACCGTATTTGCTACACCACCTGCGCTAATAGTCACATTAGCATTAGCAAAAGTCCTTACATTAGCACTACCATTGCTGATTAAACTTGAGTCAGGCAATCCAGTCAATTGACTACCATTACCTATAAAATAATTTGCAGAAACATTACCATTTGCTTGTATATTACTATTAGCCGTAATATTATTAGCGATGATATCAGTCGATGTTGTGATATTGCTGTTTGAACTTAATGGCAAACTCAATGTTATTTGAGTATTGCTGATATCTACACGATCTGTTGCCGCGGTTCTAAACTTTAAATTAGCATTTGATAAAACAATCTGTGTTCCAAAATAACCAACATTTTGTGTGGTTATATTTGCGCTATCAACATAATTACCTACTAGTATATTTGCATTCATTATATTTGCAAATATAGAATTAGCACCACTGATAAAACTTTGTATGCCGCTTAATGTTATATTGCCATTAGTTGCTATAACTAAATTGGTCAAATTTCCTACGCTTGTTATATTTGGTTGCGCAGGATTTACTACATCATTCGCTAAATTAGCAGTACCAAATAAATTACCAATAAAATAATTTGCTCTTGCGGCATTACCTAAATTGGCGTTACCACTCACAAGATTGCCTGTGATATTTCCTGTATTGCCTTCTAATGCGAATCCTTTTACAGTACCGCTATTAGCATATAAATTACCTACAAGTGTATTACCTGATATATTAGCAGTACCAGAAACTACTATGCCTGTACCAGTAACAGTCATTACATTGGCATTACCGGCTACACTAACTGTGACATTGCTATTACTAGTGGCTATTCTAACATTACTATTACCATTAGCAATAAATGCGCCGCCATTAACATTGGCTAAAAATCCACCATCACCTATAAAATATCCATTACTTGTTTGAATATTTCCATTTGTTATTATTAGACCTTGCACATCTAAATTAATTAAATTACCAACTTGTGTTATATTGGCTTGATTTGATGTTTGTAAATTTCCAATTAAAATATTAGCATTTACTCGATTTGCTTGTAAATTTTGTGCGCCCCATGCGGCATTGCCATTAAAGTTTTGTTCACCATTAATGGTAATTCCGTTGCCTTGCACTACAACGACATTAGCATTACCGGCTGCACTTATCGTGACATTGCTGTTTAAAAATGTTCTTACATTTGAAGTACCATTTTGTATCAAACTACTATCAATACCAGTAAGTTGGCTACCATTACCTATAAAATAATTTGCAGAAACATTACCCGTAACATTAGCATTACCTGCTATAAAGACATTGCCAGGAGTGCTGAATAGATTGGTAGCGTTATCAAATGTGAAACCTGCACCACTAGTGAAATTACCTGTACCATCGCTGATCTGTATCTGTGTATTAGCGCCTGCTGCCGTACCGTTACCGCTTACATTAGCAGTACCTTGTGCCCATGTCAGATTGCCTGTGCCATCTGTCTGCAAGAAATACGCATTGGCTCCACCATTGATTTTTAGGTTGCTTATATTAGTGAATCTTACATTGCCATTGCTTACCAATGTATTTGCCGCACCGCCCAACACTTGTCCATTTAGATTGAACTGTAACTCACCTACATTGCCTTCTGGTTGCGCGAAACCTAATGAGAAGACATTTAGATTGGTTGTAGTTGGGCTGACAGTAATACCAGGTGCTTCTGGCGCGACTGTTATGCCAAACGGTTGAACTACGAAATTGGCATTGATTTCACTCATGTTATTGATACCTTACGATGAATCCTAATGGCTCACGATTGATGTCTGTCAAACTCACATTGCTATTGCTTGTTCTGCTCACAGTCAATGTCACGATGACTAGTGTGCTGTTAGCCGCGCTATTCGCTAGTGCCACATTGGGTATACCTGTGTTACCTGATCCTGTGATATTGTTACCTAGATATAGATAACCTGTACCTGCGTTAGCATTAGTGAATGCTGTGACTAATGTATATGCGTTACTGTTTGGTTGCGTGACATTTAGATTGATGTTGCCAAGATCGACTGCATCAGTATTGTTATTGACACCGTATGTGACATTATCTACAGTATAAAATTTAGCACCTGCCGCTAATGTCCAACCATTACAGTTGACAGCATTACCATTGCTATCTGTAAATGTCAATGGGAAAGTATATGCTTCCCCTGTGTAGATTTCCAAGCATTGCATCTCTGTGCCTGCTATGGTCATCGTTTTCGCGCCGTTTAGTAATAGACTCATGTTCGTAGTTCCTATATATTATTTATTCTGGTCTGACAGTTTCATGACTGAGACCCTCACGATCAAGTCGTGCTTTTATCTTGTCGCATACCTCTTCATAAATTTTACTATGAGGTTCTGGTTGAAAAATATTATAATTTTTAGCAAAATGAATGAAATCATCCATAGAACCATTATCTATAATATCTATTTTTTGTTGTTTCTTACCTAGCGTGAGTGTTCTATAATGAATCATATTATAGACCCTTTGCTTTCGTTGATAAAATTGTTGATGAAGTACATATAATGTTCGCACCTGTAGTACAATTTCTAAACATCAGACCTACGCCACCTACTGTGCCTGAAAAAGTTGCTATTTCTTGATAAGTTGTATATACAGGTTCATTTGCTTTTAAACTTATGCTATGTAAAAATGTATCATTACCTTCGAAATCGTTATTTGCACCGACACTGGTAAATACCCCTGTATACTGCAATGTAGCATCGACATCTGATACAAATTGTGATATTATACTAGTTTCTATTTTTTCTCCCGCGGCTATAGGAGCATTTATATATTCCCATATTGCGACATACCAATTCCAATCACCATCTTGTCTAGTCCATGATGAGGCATCATCCGGTGTAAATGCACCAGTACTGGAAGCATCATAACCATTTGCTGTAGTGCTAGTTGCTTGATAATATGGATATAAGTAATTTGAGCCGGGATTAGTTCCGATCAAATATACAGGTTCCATATATGATGTGCGACTTGTGACATTGACCGGTAAATTATTTGCACTTACAGTAAATCCATTAATACCCAATGTAGATTTTGTTAAAATGCTATTACCCATGCTTAAGAAAGTTAGGGTATTGTTAGCAATTTTATCACCTTGTATCGCATAATTAGAGATATTATTATTGACAATAGTATTCGTCTGTATATTGTTACCAGTGATCGTGTTGGCTTTTACTTGTCCACCTGCTATACCACCTGTATTGCTGATAGGATTATATGGTTGTATGTTAGCACCGCCCCATGCTATCACATTGCTGACATTGCTATAACGACCTGATGTATCGTTTCTTGCTGTAGCACTCCAATAATAGTTTGCGCTAGGCAAATCATTTACTGTTATAGTTACATTGTTATAAACAGCATTTGCGCTGTCACTATTCGTGAATGGTATGCCACCTGCGCTTTGTACTGTGCGATATAATTGATGTTGTTGGACATTGCTATTGTTACCATAGTTGAAGTCCATATACAATACAGTACCAGTATCAGGCACGCATGAAGTGACTTCGAAACCTGTGACGATAGCATTAGCATCTGTAAAATTAATTATAGTCGGTGGACATGGTTGGCTGATCACATTAGGATCAGTCAACCCTGTATTATCAGCAGGTATGAAATCTGTGATAGCATTGTCAGCATAGACTGTGGCATTGTATTCGAATGCTTCTATGTTAGCGACTAAACTATTGTCATCAGTGGTCTGTTCGCTTACATTGCTGACACGGAACAATTTGTATGGATTTGCAGGATTGGTGCTGATAGGTCCCCAACCATAGTCAGGTTGTCCTACACGAATAACATCACCTGCTTCTATCTGTATACCTGAATAGTCAAGTTGGCAACTTATCACTAGATCCTCGCGGCTCTGTAACAGTCTTCTTGCCGCTAGATATTTCGCTTGCACAGCACCATTGACCAATGGTAAACTGATGTTCAATCTATTGACTGCTTCATTAGGACTCAATATATCATCATAGACTTGACTGCTCCAATTCGAAGGATTTGTCAGATCGATTACTTGATAATCTGTCTGATCTTTGACATTGTTATTTGGGTATGCGACTTCTACTTGGTTGTATGTCTCATTCAAGTCTACAGGATTGATCTGTATACCACCTATTAGATTATTGCTATCTACTAAGAACAGACTTGATTCTAGTCCTGCGTATGGTGCGTTCATCACTACACGCCATTTACCTGTCGCTTCGCTATACTGTAGCCAACTATCGCAACTATCGACCATAGTTTGTAAATTAGTCAAGCATGTTGCCGCTGTGTTCACTACACCATTAATGCGATAACGATAAGGTTGTGTCTGTGGATTGCCATTGACATCGATGTAACCTATAGTTTGATTACTGTATGTGTTCAATGCAGTTAAACTTGCTGTGTCGATCTGACTTAATGGAATGGCGCAACCATATCTGTCATTCTGTAGATAATCAAGTATGACATCGCCAGGCCTTGCGCCATAACTTGCGCCCATGTTATTTGTCAACTTGACTTGCAATGATCCTAGTCCTGTAGTACCTGCGTCTGGATTGTATTCTACACGCACGATTGCGAACGCTGTGTCAGTCATGTCTGCGCTCTGTCCATTGCTAGTGTACAATGAACCATTCCAACGCAGATCGCTAGGGAATATACCACCACCTGTACTGCTATCACTCATGATCTGTATAGCAGTCTGACCACCTGTGTTGACGCCTGAACTTGAACCATCGGTAAACAACCAGATATAAATCTTGCCTGCCATGCGTGTATCACTTTGTGCAGTACCTAAACCACCATTGTTTGTGATCAATGCATTGACTACACCATTGCTACCAAATTGTACTAATTTACCATCATAATAAACACCATTGGCAGTATCATAACTATAAGTTCCTGTATCTGTCTTTTCTGCAAAGGCGATACAGTACCACATGTATTTCTGATCTTGGCTGATCTTAGCATCGATGATAGGACCACCTATCCATGCTTGACCATATACTACAGGAAGTTTATTTTCTGTAGCAGGTGGTACTTGCACACGACCACCAGCATCACCACCTGCAGGGGCATCTGCGCCACGCTTCGCTAATAGTTTACTAGCACCTATGCTTATAGCCGCACCTAATAATGCTTTACCTATGAAAGCACCTGCGCCTGGTATGAACACAGCGGCAGCGACAGCGGCGACTACGCCTATGACTTTCTTAAGTGCTTTACCTATTTTACTAAAGATACTCATAATTAATCTCTTTGTATTCCTCTAGGTCCTACTACACCGCTACTACCTGCCGCGCTACCACCTGTAGGATTTGGTACGACTTGTCTAGATTTAGGATCGACACCGAAATCGAATGTGAATCCTGCTAAACTTGTGACATTGTTCATGCTACTATCTGCGCTATTAAAGAACTGCCAACTTTCCTTGTTTGTTTTTCTTCCTGCAATTCTGTTTTCTAACACAGTCTTATAACTGCTACAATCAAATGTTATCGTGTAATTATCAAGGCGTTCTTCACGCTCTTCGCTGATGCCATAATTAGTCACGATGCCTGTGAATCGTAGATATGCATTGCTTAAGTTATAGGTATTGTTGTAGAAGCCACGATATATCTTGACTAATCCACCACGCACTTGTCCTTGGCTTTCTAGAAATTCATAGATGTTGTTACCACTCACACCACTTATCGCAATGCTTGTATCGCCTGCTGTGACACGGATGCTACGCTGTTGTGCGCCCACGCTTAACAATCCACCTAGTGGTGTATAGACATTACCATCTATGCTTTCTGCTTGATATGCGCTACTGAATGTCAAGAATTCTATCTCATCTGCTGTGCCTGAAGTATTTGCAACATTGGCATTTGCTGTGAATATTGTACCACTGACATTGCTAGTAGCACCTAATGTAGTCCATGCTGTGTTGCCACTAGTTTTAATGATATATTCTTGACCAACAGTCAAGTTACCTGCATCTGTAGGCAGATAATTGTTGTATATCACTAATTGCACAAACTCTGCGCTAGTGACATTTGCTTTATTATTAGCAACTGCTGGAATACTAGTCATGCTGTACCTACATATTCGTAAAGTTGAAAGTCTTCGCTAAATTCTATCAATGCGTTGTTGACTACTGTGCCATTTGGTCTGACATACGCACCAGGTACTAGTGTGTATGTAGGCATGTTTGGACAGAACATGTTCCATTCACATGCATTACCTACTGTTATTCCTAAACCTGCTACACTAGCAGTCAATATGTTTGGTCTGTTTGTCGTCACAGTTATAGTTCCAGTATTACCTCTAGTCACTCTTGTAGTGCTAGTGAATGGGTATGGATAGTTACCTAACTGTATCAAATCATTTGGTTCGAATATCACGCGAGTGCTTGGTATCACAGGTAGATTAGTCAATACTAATTGATTACCAACGAAACTTTGCACAGTCATACCATTGATCTGATTCTGCGTCAATGATCCTTGATATCTGAATATCCAACTCAAACATGCATTGTCGCTGAATGTCACGATCTCTGGACTGACGACATCCATAGTATCTAATGCTTCTAACAGATCACGATTCTGATAATATTGTAGGCTTGCAGGCATCTTCAATGTGAAACGCCATGGATTCTTAGTTGGCGTGAGACTGACTCTTGGTATCTCGTTTCTTGTGAACTGTATGCCAGCGACCTTTCTACGATCTATGCTGATCGCATTACATTTGTTTAAGATTGTTTGTAATCCTGCCATGACTTTTTCCTATTATGCTGCCGCGCCATATGGCAATTCTCGTCTTGCCTGATTTGTAGCACCGAACAATGCTTTTCTATTCTCATAGAACAATGTCGCTACAGATTTAGCATCTACAGCATTGATGTTATTATTGTAGTTATAGTTGTTTACTACAGGTTGTTGTTGTGGCGCACTCATAGGTGCTGCCGCTAACTTATCATTAGGTATAACTGTACCTGCCGCTTTTGGTACGAATAGTTCTGGGCCTTTCTCACCGACCATGTACGGCTTGCCCTTTTCAGCAGGACCACCTTCTGCTAATCCTGGCAATG